TATTTATAATTGGAGCAAGGGCTGTTTGAACTGGAACAGAGATCCCAATACTTGTTATATTTGTAATTTCCTGATTATCACTCCATTCACAATAAACTCTTAAAATAAAACTATTTGTAATATATTGACGTTGATCTTGAAACGTTCTTGTTTCAGTAGGCATTGAACGATCAATCATCTCAATGCCATTTTGTGCTAGGACAGTTCTAATTTCTGAAATATTATTATAAATCAAATCTAGAATTTTATCCCTAGCCAATGTATCATCAATTACATAGAGTTTAATATTCACATTAACAACAAGGCTAGAAAATATTTCAGATGTTGTGACTACATTAGAGGAGTTCTTTAACTCAAAGGCATCCTCTGGGCCAAGATAACGAGTCTCAGACGCACTAGCAGTATCAACAATCAAACAGGGCCAATCTTGATAGTTCTGCGGTATGGCATCTGATATAAAAATTTCTGAATTATCAAAATCGAATAGTCCACCTTGGGTTAAAGTAGGAGCAGAAACTTTTAACACAGTGGAAGTAGTTGCTAAAGTAATTGAATTACCCGCAACACCCGTTGTAACAGCTACAAGAGCAATTTTATTTGGGATACTATTTGTAGTAGCTACTACTAGCAAAGTTGAAGAGTGAGCATTAATATAGGCAACCAAATTTGCAAGAGTAATCTGCTGAGTGGCACCAATAGCAACATCTGTACCAAATGTAATATTATTTAGTCCAATAGTAAGCATATTCCCAATGGATGGATTACCATAGAACATAATTGAACCTGTAGCAGCTGATTCAATGTAATTAAATTCAAATGGAGGTACTACAGCAGTATTATTCTGAGGAGAGAATAATTCCCTAAGTTCCAGAATTACACTATCACGCACACGTTTTAAAATAAGGTAAGGATTAGCATTTGCCATTTTTTATACCTTTTAATAGTCTATTTCTTGCATGTCTATAAGATACTGAACAACTATTACTACAAAATAAAGCTTTTCTAGATATATGTCTTATAAATTTCTTATTACATTTTTTACATTTTAAAGTAACTAATTTAAAAAAATTCCTACGATACTTTTGATAGCATCGATTTGTGCAAAACTTTTGATTGGCAGATTTAACTAAGTAGGGCAATAATTTAGTTATTTTCTTACATCCCTTACATTCTATCAGAGTAGTCTTTCTAATGAAAATACATCGGCATTTTGCAGAGCAACATTTTGCCTTTAAAGAAGGTCTTTTATAAAAAACTTTATTGCAAATCTTACAAAAATGTTTCACGGGGGGATTAGTTATCTTACCACCTTTTCCCATACAAGCTTTAGAAATTTTACGACGAACCTTTAAAGATAATTTAGTTCCTATTCGAAACTTACCAAAACATTTTTTACTGCAAAATTTTTGGCTTTTTGCACGAAATTTCATTACAATAAAGACTCTTTTACAATTTGTACATTTTATTCTAGCCCTTGTCCGTTTAAAATAAACCAAAACTCTTCCCTTATTTCGACATGAAACACTACAATATTTTATACGTTTAACCTTGAAAGGCGTTAAATAAAATACTTCCTTGCAATACTTACATTCAACTTTCTTTTTTGGTTTAGTTTTTCCAACTAAATGTTTATTGCTTCCAGCGGTGGGACTTCTATTATACCCTTTCTTAGGATTAGCTGCATCATAAAAATTAATCCAATATTGTTCTCTTTTTCTAAGACTTAGGGGCTTCTCAACTTTCTCAATTACTTTAAATACAAACTGGTCTTCACCGTACTTATTCCAAGCTCTTTGAAGGAGAATAGAGTGATGCTTATTTTTATGCAAAATCGATTTATGTCCATAAAATCTATTTACTATATCTTCTGCAGATCCAATATAAACTTTTCCATTTAGTTTATTTCTAATTCTATAAATTCCACGAATTTTAACTCTCATACTACTAGTATATCATATTTATATTGATTTTGCAACTACTATTTATAAACCATTGGGCATCTGATACAAAATAGATCCTCTTTCAATCTCGGATAAATTTAAGTCTTGATGTAAAACGTAATGCTTCCACCTTCTTAGAAATACTTCTGTTACAATAAATTTTGTCCCATTTCTCCTCTGAAAAACATCCCCAGGCGTGATCAATGGCTCATGAGCCGTCCACGAATGAGGTTTAAAAATTCTTTGCTGCCCATAATCTGTAAGTGCCAAATCTTCAGGTCCACTTGATAATAAACTTACAACAATTTCGATAGGTTGGAAGAATCCATAGTAAGGACCACCGATATCTGGTCCTGTAAGATTAGCATCAGGAGCTATCCATCCTGTCCCATAACAAACCTTGTCAGAATGCTGTGCACTGGTTCCGCGCACAGAATCCCATAGGGGGCATCGTTGCCCTTCATAGCGTCTTTTATATAATAAAATTCGTTCTCCTGATTGATTTAAAAGCCATTTGTCCTTCTCTCTAATAGAAAGAAAATACCATTCTAGACTGTTAGGCCCAAATTGACTTTGATCTGGAAGGATTTGAAAAGAATCGCCCATTGTTATCTACCTCTTATATCCTTTATTTACAATACAACATTACCTCGAATTTTTTAAACATGATAATAGAGCCTTTTTAAAAAGGCTCTATTATAACTATTTAAATGAAATTTTTATTATCTTTAGCTAAGAGACTTTAGCAGAATTTCTACCGACTCGATTGCCCCTTCTAAACGTACACCAAGGATCTTTTTAGCCTCAAAATCTTGCTGAAGTTTTGTCATATCTGTTTTTACTTGAGCAAGTTGCTTTGCAAAATTTTCTTTCTGAGCAATGGCCGCAGCTTTAATCTTTTCTGCTTCGCTAACTACTACTTCCTCAACTTTCTTAACTTCTCCAACAACCTCTGCCTCAACTGCTTTAATTTCATCACTTGGATTCATTTCTTTTCTCCTATTTATTATGTATATACTCCTACTGTTTTAGTTTATCATATCTTTGTGATATTTGCAACTACTACTTTGATTTATTCTACCTTGAGCTGTTGGAAGGTTTAAATTATCTCACCCTTCTTGCAGATATTCGCCCATATGCTTGTGGGGGTCCACCGGAGTACAATCCGATAAATTTCAAGTATGCGTTACCGGGGGATGCCAACGATATGCGAACGGCTGGCAGGGTTCCTGACTCATCCGACGTTGGAGCAGGGGGCAGATTGAGGCTTGAATCACCCTCCACGAGTCCCGCCGGTATGTTCCCAGCGTTGACCGAGATACCCATCCCAATTCCGGTCATGGTGGCACCGTTAAGATGGAAAACCGCGACACCCGTCACGTCCCAGTCACCCGCTGACAAAGCTATGCTGCATATGTCACCATAGGCACCAGTCGCGGGAAAGCTAACGGCTGTACCAGTGGCTGTAGTAGATTTGACGTACTCTCCCACATTACCTGCTGCAGCACTATCATTCGTTACAGTACCTAAAATTCCCTCTGTGGCTGTATTAGTAAAACTTAAATTCCCATTCAGGGTCATACGGGTTATGGATAGTGTATTTGCCCAAGAAAGATTCCCAGATCCATCATTTTGAAGTAAAGTACTTGCCCCACCTTGAGCTACAGGTAAGGCTAATGAATAACTAGTAGTAACAGTAGGAGCACTAATAGTCACAAAATTAGAATTTGATGCATTTTCAAGTAAGAGTTGCCCAGTACTACTACCACCAACTCCAGCAATTATTTCACTTTTTCCTTGTAAAGTAGCTGCTTGTATTAAAACAGTAGCATAAACACATGCAAAAGTTGGTGAAGATGTTGTTGCAATTGCCTGTGGTAAAGAAAGAGTAATACTCCCATGGCCATTAGTAATAATTACTTGATTGGATGTTCCTGTAATTGTAGCTTTATCCAATCCGTTAGTAGAACTATCCCCGATGAGTAATTGACCATCAGTATAGGTAGTTTGACCTGTTCCACCTATGCTTGTTGGAATTGTAGTTGCTAAAAGTGATGGATCAATAAGTGTTTTTGACATAATTATTTACCTTTATCTCGATGCTAAAATTTTCAACTATTGTGGTACTTTTATCATCGATCTGCGTTTGTGTCTGCGAATTCCAATAGGGTCTAGTTTTCTCATCATTAAGCCATGCATCAAGTGCTTCCTGAGATGAAAAAGAACCAGCAAACCATGTCATTTGCATTCGAGCCATCCGAATAAATCAATGTAAGTTGTAAACAAATTTGTGTAATTGTAGTCTTTAAATATAATACTCTTCAACAATAATAATGCCACTTCCACCTGCCCCACCAGCAAACCCACTCGTTCCAGCAGTTCCAGCTGCTCCAGCTGCTCCTACCACGTAAGAATAGGTGGTTGTTGGACTCACAATCAGAGCATCAATAAATCCACCCGATCCACCTCCACCAGCACCAAATACGGATGATGACGTTGCACCTGCACCACCGCCGCCACCACCTGTATTAGTCGAAGCTGCGTGTCCAGCTTGTTCAGACCCGGCACCACCTGAACCACCAAAAGCTGAAGCTGCCCCATTACCGCCAACATAATTTATACCAGCAGTAGTTCCAGCACTACCATCTCCTCCCTGACCCCCTGACAAATTAAGTCCTATGGGTCCACTACCGAGAGAAGCAGTTCCACCAGTGCCTCCAAGCCCAGGGTTTTGATCAGTACCACCAACCCCCCCATTGGCAACGAGCAATGAGGTGCCAAATGTTGAATTTCCACCTGTTCCACCCGTACCACCAAATCCACTTCCACTACCACCCCCACCCCCTCCTCCACCAACCATTCTTACTCTAATCCATGTAACACCTGCTGGAGTAGTATATGTACCACTACTACTTGTAAATTTTTGACTGGTTGGAACAAATGCAGAAAGAGTAGTTTTTCCTGTACCTCCACTAGATATTGCTAGAGGATTGGATAGGGTTAATGAAGAAAATGTTGGAGAAGACGTTGTAGCAATGGCTTGGGGAAGACTTA